TTGCCCAGAGACTTGTAAATATAAAAACTCGCGGTGTACTACCCAAAACGTATACAAACAAGAGATTACTACAACTGTATAAGTACGTGCATAAGGCTATACAAAGCCAAAGTAAAGATATGTATACTATTTTATCGCCTAAACTTATTGACATAGCCAATAATGAGATAGGATTTCAAGTAAAAGATATAACAGAAGCGTTACCAATTGCTGTTGATGTAGTAACACCCCCTAAAGCAATGCTTTCTGCTGTTGTAACAACAAATCCACTACAGGGAAAAGTACTGAAAGACTGGGTAGCCGGTTGGGCAGAAGGCAAGGAAGTAAGAGTATTAGAAGAAATTAGAAAGGGGATTGTTGAGGGGCAAACGGCAGAAACTATTGTTACACGCATTCGAGGAACACAAAGAGCAAATTTCGCGGATGGTATTTTATCGATATCCGGAAGAGGAGCAAGGAGTCTCGTAAGAACAACAGTAAACGGTATTGCAACAGCCGCAAGAGAATTACTGTACACAAATAATAAAGACATTGTGAAGGGGGTACAATGGGTAAGTACGCTGGACTCCAGAACTTCTCCCATCTGTAGATCGCGAGATGGCAAAGTCTACCCTGTGGATTCAGGTCCACGGCCACCCGCGCATTTCTCATGTTTCCCTGGGGAAACTTTCGTAACGCCCATTGGTGGGGTTTCTACAACTTATAAAAGGGTATACAAAGGCGATGTTATCATCATCAGAACTGCCTCCGGACTCTGCATCACCTGCACGCCAAATCATCCTATATTGACGCAACGGGGATGGATCGCAGCTAAATTGCTTAATAAGAGCGATCAAGTAGTCAAAGTTACAGGGGAATTCTTCAGTAACTACCTGATAGATAACATGGAATCCCGAATTGAGGATATATTTAATACGGTTAGCCGGTTTTCCCTCACCAAGAAAACGGCCAAAACTCTTCCCAATGACTTCCACGGCGACGGGATCAACAAATATGTCACAACTATAGCGACCAATAGGATATTGTCTGACTCCCGTAATTCCTCGCTGAATAAGATTGTCGTAAACAAAATCTTCAGTATCTCGCGCAGTCTTTCCTCTAAATTCTCGGATTTTTTCACTGCAACTGCGTGCAGAAAGTTCATCTTCCGTCAATTTTCGCCCACGCATAGCATTGTGGGCGGCCTCTGTAAGTCTAACGCGTTCTTCCTTGCTAGTTCTGGCCATTCTAGCAAATTGTTGTTCCGATCGATTTCTAGACTCAATTCCGGCATCACGCAAAGTTGCATAAACCGGACCGGGGGCACAATTAAAAAGTTTGGCTATACCAACAACGCCTATTCCGGAATTAAACAATTCTATGACTTCCTCAGAAGGAAGGTATACTCTTCTTTTAGACGCACTTGGTCGTATTTTAGCGCCATATTCGCGAAGAAGTCTAAGGATAACACTATTACTAGTATTGAACTGGAGCGCCAAATTCTTGACGGTTGCCCCAGATTCATAGAGTTTGACAATATTACAGGGATCGTCGAAAAGGATTTTTTTGGACATGTCTATAACCTTGAAACTGCTAGTGGTTGTTACATCGCTAACGGCATTATAGCACATAATTGTCGTAGCACAACAGCGCCTGTCTTAAAATCTTGGAAGGAACTAGGTATTGATTTAGATGAGGTTCCAATAGGCACGCGACCGGCAGTTGTAAATGGTGTTGCGGGAGATGTCCCGGAAACCCTGACTTATGCCGAGTGGCTAAAAGAACAAAGTGAAGATATACAAAAGGAGGTACTAGGAAAGAAAAGATTCGAAATGTTCAAAAAAGGTGCCACACTAGATAGTTTTGTTGATGAAAAAACAGGAAAACAGAAAAAATTATGATCTTGACATTGACAAATTTCAAAACAGATATTATTATATTCCTAACCATGAGGAGACTAAATGTTAAAAGCAGTATATGATACATTAGACGAAGTACCGGAAAGCTATAGAGACCTATACAGCGGGGAGGCTGGTGTAGGATTTCGCCTAACTGGTGTTGAAGGTATTTTACTAGAGAGTGATCATGCTAATCTAAAGAACGCGTTGAACACGGAAAGAACACGCGCAAATACTTTAGATAAGAAAGTAAAAGATTTTGCGAACCTAGATATCACCAAGTATAAGGAATGGGAAAGCCGTGTTCCAGAACTAGAAACCGCACTTGAAGCGGCAAATAAAGATCGTGCAACTGCAATTAACGCGGCGGTAGAAGAGAGAATCGCCCCTGTAATGAGAGAAAAAGAAAATATAATCAAAGACTTACAGGGGAATTTAGAAAAGGCTACCGCTGAACTCCAAACATTGCACAACAACCTAAGAGAACGCGATTTTAACGAGCGATTCCGCGCCGAAGCTCCTAAGTATCATGTACAGGATGGCGCAATTGAAGATGTAGTGTTCCGCGCAAAGTCTTTTGGTTGGCAACTTGACAACGCAGGTAATCTAGTTGCATTGAATACTATGGGTGATCCACAGTATAGCAGGAAGAATCCAACAAAAGAAATTGCTTTTGCCGAATGGATTTCTGAAGTACTACCACAGGAAGCTCCACATCTGTTCAAGTCTTCGACAGGTGGTGGCGCAACAGGTGGTGCCAAAGGAGTAAAAGGCAAAGCTTGGAGCGAGATGACTACAAGTGAACGATCAAACCATATTTCCGACGCGGTAGCCCGTGGCGAAAATATCCAGGAATTTATTAGAAAGAATGTTGTAAATAAGTAACAGTGAGTGATTCACTGTTACAGAGAATAAAATGCCGGATCGGCGTGATGCCTGATATAGCAAGAATAACAAAGGAGAATTAAAATAAAATGGCTATTGGTACTCTTAACGACTCAAAAGTATATCAGGCACAGTTTCAGACAGGTCTTTTCGAGACTGTCTCACAGGCTGTCAATGCATTTAACGGTGCAAGCGCAAATACTATTCAGTTAGGCACTGAATACCACAGAGGTAACTTCCTACAGGAGGCATTTTTCACCATTGCTGACACTCTAGCTGTACGTACGCTATCAAGCACAGCAGATGTGTCTGACACCAAGCTATCCCAGGATGAGTTTGTAAGTCCAAAGATCAACTGGCGCGAAGGTCCGGTTGCCGGCACCTACGACCAGTTCAAGAAAATTGGTGATACTCCGGAAACACTTGCCTACGTGCTTGGTCAACAGGCGGGGGCGAAAATGGCCCAGAAGATGCTTTCCAGCGCTCTAGCCGCACTAAAGGGTCTATTCTTCGCTACCGACGCTGCTTTCGGCGCTGCTCAGTATGATGCTTCGGCAATTACCGCACCGGACGACAACATCAACTATATTAACTTGATCCGCACACAGGCTAAGTTAGGTGATGCCGGCAACCGAGTCGCTGCTTGGGTAATGGACAGCGCTAGCTTCTACAAGTTAGCTGAAAAGGCCGCTGGTATTACTATCGATACCGTTGCTGGTGTGCTTATCGCACAGGGTAACCTAGTAACAATGGGTAAGCCGGTAATTATTACTGACTCGTCCTACCTAAAGGTTGATGCAAACTCTATTGCTAATGACAAGTCTATTATCTATGGTCTTGTGCCATCGGCAGTACGCATTACTGTATCAGAGGATACCGAATATGAATTTGTTACCGTTACTGGTAAGCAGAACTTAGTTAAGAGGTATCAGGCAGAAGGTGCGTACACCCTAAGTGCTAAGGGTGCCAAGTGGTCAACTTCTACAGTAAACCCAACTGATGCTGCACTAGCTACCAAGACTAACTGGACTAAGGCTTGCACAAGCATTAAGGACGGTCCAGGCGTTGCACTTATTTCGCAGGGTAACTTTGCCTCTGCTCAATAATAGTGCAATATAAAAAAAAGAAGGGAAAGAAAAAAGGGGATCATTCCCCTTTTTTCATATTTAGAGTATACTTGCCGGTATGACTAGATTTTTGATAACAACCAGAACAGGCGGTAAATCTTCTACAACCTTTATTAAGGGATTGGATACACTTGGCATACCATGGGTATGTGTAGACCCTACAGGATGGCAGGACAATATGTGGAACATGCCACCTGTAGATGTGGCAGTAATATTCGGCTGCCGTAAGGATGATATTGCAATAAAAGAATCAGCAAAGGCAAGAGGTATTCCTACTGTAATTGTTGATTTAGGGTACGTAAACCGATTCAATGAAGCCTACAGAACAACTTGGGATAACGAAAAAACACTATGCGTCAGTTTTGGGGACTTCCCAGGATGGGTACCTCCTTTCCCCTGCCCGCCTGACCGTAGGGAATCCTTAGGAATAGAATACCCTAGGTTACAGTGCAAACCAAAAGGGGAAGTCCTAATAATCGGACAATGGCCAGACGATTTAACCCATCCATTCCGAAGTAACAACGATATGAATCTATGGGCCACAAAAATAGCCGATAGAATTCCCCATGAAAAGGTCCACTTTCGTCCCCATCCCAGATCTGTGAAACAGGATACGGAATTCCTGGAAGAAGCATTTGACCGGGCGAAATGCGTCGTTACTTGGGGATCCAATACAGGTAATGATGCTCTCTTGTACGGACTGCCTGTAATAACTGAGGCAGGGGGATACAAATGCATTACAGAAGACCTAGTAAATCTAGAAGACTTTGTCTTGGATTGGTGGTTTCCTGATGAAGATTCTTGGTATGATTATTTCAATAGACTTACATATGGCCAATGGACTTTCTCCGAATTCGAGAAAGGGGAAGCACAAAAGTTCATTGTAGAAGTATTAGAGCGGGGTGTTAAGTGATTGTAGAAGACGGTACCGGTCTAGAGAATGCAAATGCTTATGTAGATTTGACGTATGCTGACAACTATTGGGATGCAGAGACAAACAATACTTGGGCGAGAGCAAGTGACGATTCCAAAGAGATTGCAATAATACAGGCAACAAAAGAACTGGATAAACGCTTTGGTAAGCGGTTCATCGGAAACAAAGCCGATAGAGATCAAGCATTATCTTGGCCAAGAATAAATGCACTTGACACAGACGGTTTCTATTGGAACGGTGTCGTCCCTTCCGCAATAAAAAATGCAGTATGCGAACTTGCACTCTTAGTAATACAAGGCACAGACTTGCGAAATCAGCCTTCTCCAAATGTTACAATAAAAAGTAAAACTGTAAAAGTAGGGGAAATCTCGACGGCCACAGTATACGAAAATCCACTACAGTCCAATACTGTAACAACCACTATAGATGATATTCTGTCAACACTTATTTCCGGCGGCGGGGGCATTGCCGTAAAAGCTTATAGGGTCTAAAATGTCACCAGAAAAGACAGATGTATATGAGTTGTTCAAAGAATTCGGTCAAGGTATACTGTTAATAGAATCAGTTGATAAAGGTGTATTCAATGAAACAACAGGTGTTTACGATAATGTACACTCAGTTTCACATAATGTCTTAGGAATTGTAAGTACTAACCTATTTCGGGTATTCCCATCTATAATGCTTAACACAAATGAAAAAATTGTTTTTGTATATGCTGATGTTTATGCCCCGAAAATAACAGACAAAGTTTGTATTCCTTCCCCAAATGCGTTATCCTCAATAAAACAAATTGATGAGTACAAGTTAAAAGATGAAATATTAGCTTATAGATTGGTAATAGATCGATGAGCTTGCCCTTTTCAGAATGGAATGTAAGCCTAAAGAAACTGACAGAAAGGTTTCCTGAAGAGCAGTTTAGTCCCATTCTGAGAAAGATTACTCTATCTGCATTGCGCGGGGTCGTTCTGCGATCGCCTGTAGGCAATCCGTCTTTGTGGAAACACCCCGCACCACCTGGGTACGTAGGAGGGCATTTCCGAAATAACTGGTTTGTGGATATACAAACTATAAATAGTCGCATACGCGATTCTATAGATAAGACCGGAGCGGCTTCTCTTGCAGAAGGCAAGAAAGTAGATAATTTGACTAACCCCTTTGTAATAATCTACTTACACAATTCTCTACCCTACGCGAGAAGGTTAGAGTATGGGTGGTCAACTCAAGCACCGCAGGGTATGGTATCTATAACTGTGCAGTCAATATCTAAGATTGTGAGGTAAAATGAGTTTCTTATATATCAGTAAGGCAATAAAACAGATATGGACAGATGCGTGGAACCCGGCAAACGGAACGGCCTTTTGGGAGAATGAAGTAATAGATCAGCGACCTTCCAATATTCCTTGGCTACGCATCTCTATAAGAGACGGAGACGCTCAACAAATATCGTTAGGAAAACCTTCATTAGACAGACATGCTAATATATTATTCGTGCAAGTATTTGTGCCAATAAACGAAGGGGTAGACAGGGCTAGGTGGCTGGCCGACAAAGTAGCCGCCATCTTTAGGAAGAAAAGCGTTAATCAAGGAAATGGTTCTTTGATTTTTGACGTTCCTTATTGTATAATAGCGAATACAATAGGAGAAGAAACTGACGTTGTGAATACAGGATGGTGGCAAATAACAGTTTTATGCCCCTTTACATATGACGAGGTAACATAATAACAAAAAATGACAGATAGCAATCTAGTACAATTAGCTTATGTAAAAGAAACTACTTGGGGCGTCACACCAGCAAGTCCACAAATGCAGGTTTTACGTTATACTGGTGAAAGTATTAACTTTGAAATACAGACTACAGCCTCCGCGGAAATTGTTACAGATCGACAGACTACCGACTTAATTCTTACAGGTGCACGAAATTCTGGCGGTTACAATTTCGAACTTTCTTACAAGCAGCACGATGACTTTTTCGCATCTGCCCTTATGAGCAACTGGCAGAAAACTCCAGAGAAATCCAATGGTGGCGTAGCGGATAGCGTAATAACCGCTGTAACAAATTCTACATCTACATTTACAGTTGTTTCCGGAGGTACAGCGTTTGTTTTTGGTCACCTTGCACAGTTTAGTGGTTTCGGAAATGCAACCAACAATAAAGTAGGAAAGATAACCTCCTCAACTGCTACCACAATTGTAACCAACGCGACACTAGCGGACGAGGCTATTCCTCCAGGTAATGCCCTTATCAAGGTAGTCGGCTTTGAGGGCGCCACAGGGGATATTTCAGCGACTTCTACGGGACTGCATTCTGCTGCCCTAGACTTCACCACTTTGGGCATCCCTGTTGGGTCCTTGATTAGAATCGGCGGCTCCGCAACGGGTAACAGATTTGCAACAGCAGTCCTAAACGATTGGGCACGAGTAGTTGCAGTAACACAAAATGATATTACCTTAGATTACAAGCCCGATGGTTGGACGACTGATGCTGGATCAGGAAAGGCCATTAGGGTTTTCTTCGGCGATACTCTAAGTAATGGTGTTACTGTTATTTCCTTCACAATGGAAAAAGGTTTTCTAGGGCAGACAGTCCCTAACTATCTGGTATTTACAGGGGAGACTGTTGACCAGATGAGCCTACAGATTCAGCCGGGATCGGTTGTATCGGGTTCATTTACATTAATGGGTAAATCGGCTAATGCCGCTACTACCTCCCCACTTGATTCTACCCCAGATGCACCAAAGAGTGGCGAAGTAATCAATGCGGTTAGCGATGTAGGAATGATTGCCTTCAATGGTTCCCGTGTTGCTGGGCCGAACTACATTCAGAGGTTCGAAATTACAACCAGTAATAACCTTAGGGACAGAACTGCCGTTAGTGTATTCGGTCTTGTAGGGGTAGGTACAGGGCGACTAAATGTTACAGGGGGACTTACAACCTACTTTGGCGACGCAACTATCTGGAATAAACTAGTCAACAACGAAAATGTTAGTTTAGCAGTTGTCAATGTAAAAAATAATCAGGCATACGCTTTTCAACTTCCGAGAGTTAAACTATCCGGCGGCACCCCAAATGCGAACGCGTCGGATCAGGATGTTGTAATTGAAGCCAATGTGGTAGCACTAAAGGATACAGTATTGACAC